TGTTCAGCTTCTATACACATAATGATTACAAAGAATTCTGGCACAGTATTGATGTTCAATCTAGCTTAGAACGTTGGATGGCACCAATTGGTGAAACTGCACGACAAAACAATGTTCGTCTAAGTTTTCACCCTGACCAATTTGTTGTTTTAGCTAGCGACCGTGAAGAGGTAGTAAATAAGAGTATAGAAGAATTTGAATATCATACTGACATGGCTCGATGGATGAATTATGGTAAACAATTTCAAGATATTAAAATCAATGTACACATCAGTGGTCGTAAAGGTCCACAGGGCATTCGTGATGTGTATAATCGACTATCACCCGAAGCCCGCAACACACTTACACTAGAGAATGAGGAATACACACATGGACTATCTGACTGCTTATCGTTATCTGACCTTGTCCCTACGGTCATGGACATGCATCATAATTGGATTAGGGAAGGAACATATATTCAATCTAATGATACGCTTGTACAGCGTGTTATTGACAGTTGGCGTGGTTGCAGGCCTACTATGCATTACAGTGTTAGCCGCGAAGATGTACTCACAAATCATTCCACTACACAATTACCCGATCATAGTGCGTTGATTACTGAAGGATACAGTAAGCAGAAACTTCGGGCACACAGTGACTACTTTTGGAATGATGCAGTGAACGATTGGGCATTGACATTCTATGATAAGTTTGATATAATGTGTGAAGCTAAAGGTAAGAACTTGGCTAGCTTTAAACTACTTGAAAGAGCAAAACAAAATGGGATTATTTGATAGACTATTTGGTAAAAAAACAGAGCCTGTAATAGAACCGGTAAAAGCAGAACCTAAGGTTAAGAAACCTCGCAAGCCTAAGGAGAAGAAGCCTGATCCGGTCGTGTCTGCTAAAGACAGAGCAACGGCAGCAGGCGAACCTTATGTGAATGTATTGAGCATGGAAATAGATCCTGCCAACATTCACGATGGTAGTTTTGAACTAGACTGGAATGAAATCTTCATTGCTAAACTAGTAAAGACTGGGTACATGAAATCAAAAGAAGATACTGACAGAGATATCATCGATAGATGGTTTCAAGACGTTTGTAGAACTATTGTTTTAGAAATGTACGAACAGCAAGATGCTGATCCCACGAACCGTGACTTGCGAATGGTTCGTACAAAGAATATTGGTGATGGACGAACTGAGGTAAGCTAAATGGCAACTCTTAAATTTTTAAAATGCTCAATGCCTAACTGTAACAACACAGTTGGTCAACATAGTAAAACAAAAAACACAAACAAACAAGTTTGTTCCGCTCATAGAACACATAGAAAAGATGAAGTAGATAAATGGAAAATGCAACAAGGTTGTGCTAACCATGATGGTCATTACGGGTTCCCTTGTGTTTGTTCAACTATATTAGATCCCTCTACATTGGAAATAAATCACATTGATGGTCGTAACGGAAATCGTGATCCTAGTAACATTGAGGTGTTGTGTGGTATGTGCCACCCTGTAGTTACAATTAGAAATGGGCATCATTTACAAGCTAGGCCTGATCGCCGATTAAAAATTGCAGAAACTGACCTATTTGAGTTTGGTTGACAAATAATACATAGTGTGCTATAATTGATTTTCAATCACAGAAAGTCAATTTATGGCAGCTATACCCTTCAATCTTTTCAAGACCTCATGTGAGGAACGGGGGTACACGGAACGTGTATACGAGGAACAAAGTAATTGTGTACTTTATACTAACAATGGTGTAAAGTGCGAAATTAAGAAGAATCACTATACTATTGGGTGGCTTGCACGTCCAGAAGATGTGGCAGAAATGCGTAGGCAAATCCTAGCGCAAGGATTTACTGAGAAAATAGGCAAGCGTAGTGAAAAGCGCAAAGATGCAAAAGACTTTATGAACATCCCCTTTGATGGTGATGTGCTTGAAAACTTTTGGATCATCGTTGGCACCATTGAAGCTATTGAGACTATTGTACGCAAGGTACGAGGTCAAGCTATCAAACCCATTCCACGTGAAGTTTCCGAACGTGATATCTTTAAAAAGATTGCCAATCGTTTTCGTTATTTTATTGATAACGAAGATGGTTTTGGTCTAGAGAATGCCCGAGCATTGCTTGAGGGCGACAGCATCGACCATTTGATTACCATCGGAGAATCAGTAAAGCGTACTAAAGAAAACACGTACCGTGAACACATTGTTCCTTGTATTATGATTTTTAATCAAGCAGTTACAATGACTATGGAAAAACGCAGTGTAACAGAAGTAGCACAAATGATTAAAAACAATTTGGCTATTGTACTGATTACAAACGAGGAAGCTGAATTGCTTGACAATGAATTAGACATGCAAACAAGCATGCCTGAAGATTGGGCATTTGGCGATAGCGTTTTTTCACGATTAAACGTTGCAAAAATACAACTTAAATAATAGTTGACATTAAATTGATTTAATGATACAATCGTTTTTTCACAAAGGAGTTTAACTATGGCTGGTCAACGTATTTTTAGAGATTTAATTACTTCTGGACGACATAAAGGTAAACCCAGGTGTATAGTAGAAGGTTGCAAAAGTCCAGGACAAGATGTAGGTACTACACGAAAAGACGGCAGTAAAATTTATCGCAAGAAATGTAGTTCTCATCATTTCCTTCAATATGGAATGGGTGATTATATCTACAAACAACACCGTGTAGATTACTGTGAAAATATTGATGGAAGATTGGGATTCAAATGTACAAGCACTATATTTGATTTGGCACAACTAGATACGGATCATATCAATAATATTCACGAAGATCATAGGAAGTGTAACTTGCAAACTCTTTGTAGGACTTGTCATCCTGTAAAGGGTAAATGGTATGGTCATATTAGAAGTTTGTCATACTTAAAGAAAATTTTTAGTAAAAATAGAGAATTGCCTAATTTAGGTACTCTGCCCAATCTGGATTGAACTAATCTAAATAGTAGTATATAATAGACACATGACAACATACGCACTCATCGATACTGCAAACACATTCTTCCGTGCCCGTCACGTTGCATCACGCGGCGCCAACGTAGAAGAAAAGGTTGCACAAGCATTACACATTACACTAGCAAGTGTAAATCAAGCTGTACGTAAGTACGGTATTGACCATGTTGTATTCTGTTTAGAGGGTCGCTCATTTCGCAAAGACCTATATGCTCCGTATAAAAAGAATCGTATTGTTGACGCACAATCGATTACTGAAGCTGAGGCTGAAGAATCGGCAATGTTTTGGGATACTTACGAAAAGTTTACCACATACATCAAAGAGAAGACCAATGTATCTGTATTGCGCCACGAACGTGCTGAGGCAGATGATATGATTGCCCGATTCATTCACTTGCACCCGGAAGATACACACTATATAATTTCAACTGACAGTGATTATGTTCAACTTATTACTGAAACTGTGCATCAGTACAATGGTGTAACTAATGAACTAATCACATTAGGTGGCTACCTCAAAGAAAATGGTAAACCAGTGCTTGATAAGAAAACTAAAGAGCCCAAGTTACTTGAAGACCCTGAATATTTACTATTTAAAAAATTAATTAGGGGTGACGCCGGGGACAACGTGTTTAGTGCATATCCAGGTGTACGTGAGGTTGGTAGTAAGAATAAAGTTGGTATTCGTGAAGCATACGAGGACCGTAACAAGATGGGCTTCAATTGGAATAATCTGATGCTCCAACGCTGGACCGATCATGAAGGTAATGAGATTCGTGTTAAGGATGCATACGAACGTAATCGTATGTTGATTGATTTAACTTGTCAGCCCGATGATATCAAGCAAGCAGTTGACCAACGTATTCGTGAGACTGTCCGAATAAATACTATTCCACAAGTTGGCATTCACTTTATGAAGTTTTGTGGTAAGTATGAGTTGACGAAAATTTCAGAACAAGCAGAGACCTACAGTAAATGGTTGAACAGTCCTTATGTAGGAGTATTATCTTGACATTTACATTTCCTGATAAAACTTTTAAGAAACTCAAGCGAGGTGATGAAAACTTTTTCATGACGGATGGTATACAAATGGTTCCTCGTGCTGGCATGGAGATTAGTCAACGATGCCCTGATAATTATAAAAGTTTGATTCAGGAATGTTTAGAGCATGGTTGGCTTGTGCCTGTAGCATATGTTAAAGAAAAAGAATTATTTTGGGAAGTGTTAGGAGATTGATATGAACGACAAAGATATGAACAACATCTATTACATTCTTAACCGTACTCCTGAGCAATTAGAAGCATGGTGGAATAG